AAGAAACGTGCTGCACACCGCCGTTATTTCTCCAAGTTTACCGGACATTTTTGTCTTTAGCAGATTCCAATTAAGAGCGGCCGCAGATACGATCCCAATTGACCCTGCAATAATCATCCCTACGCCAAGTGGAATATGTCCGGTACAGGTAAGTATTACTCCGATGGCAAAGAGAGCGCCGGAAATAATAGCAGTCCATGCCCCTACTTGTTGTTTTAACTGTGAACTCATGCTTCCCCAATTTAATGATGCCGAAGCCCACATGGTTGTAGCGCCAGCAATCAGAAGCCCGATGCCCAACGGAAGATGCCCTGTTGCCGTAAGAATTGCACCGAGAGCCAACATTGCCACGGCACTGGTAAAGGTAATTGCCCCCAAAGATTGTTTAACTTTAGGGCTGATGCTGTCCCAATTCAGCGTCGCAGCCGTAGTGGTTATGCCGCCGATCATCAGAGCTATACCAAGCCCCACATTTGCTCCAGAAAATGCAAATATTGCGCCTATGGCAAGTTCAACGGCACCTGTAATTGCTAAAAGCCTTTTTACCTTGTCGAGGCTCGTTTTTGTCTTATCGTGCAAATAGTCCCAATCTTCTTTCGCCTGCTTTGCCATTAATACCGCTCCGACTGCCATCAGTCCCAGCCCCAGCGGCACGTTTGCTCCGGAAAATACAAGAATTGCACCAATAACCAAGGGAGACGCTTTTAAGAGCCGGTTCAACGTATTAACGTTGTCCTTTACAAAGTTCGTGATTTTGTCCGTGACTTGACCGATCTTGTTCACCCATCCCGGAACTTTCACGGTTTTGAACATATTGCCGTAAGATGGCATACCGGCAGAGCCAGATCCTGATTTTGATTTTGGGGTTGAACTCTCGGTCTCTTTAGAGAGTTTGTTCAATTCATCAAAGCCCATAACGGTACGCTGCAACTCTTTTATTTTTTTATTGGCATTGCTTGCACTGCTGCCGGACTTGTTTAGGGTAGCCGCATAATCTACATTAGCGCGCTTTGCTATTGTAACGGTGCTGGAATGGTTAAAGATCCGCGCATTAAGCGCGGCAATCGTGTTAAATACATTCGTCAAGGCGTCTGTGATCTGATTCAAAACGGGGACTAAAGACTGGAGCACTGGCATGAGAGCCGCTCCAACGCTGTTTTTCAGATACAGCGAGTTGGTTGCGAGAGCGGACATCGCGCTGTTTGCCCTATTGCTTGCAAGAGCCATGTCTTGAATACCCGTAACAATCCCCTGAGACAATGCGCTGAAAATACGGAAAGCTGCAATACGGACAAGCATATTTTTCATCATGCGCATAGTGCTAGACCATGCGCTTTTAGTTTTACTGGCGGATTTTTCGCCTTTGCTGCCGAGTCTGGAAAAACCCCATCCGGCTTTTTCGGTGGAGGAAGCAACACTTGACATTTCTGCTTTCAGCTTTTCTTGCTTATTGAGAAGCCGATCCATAGCACTGTCAGCGGACAGCATACGCTTTTCAATACGGAGATATGAGTTGCTGCCTTCGCCGCTTTCTTTTGCTGCTTGTGATGCCGCCGACGCAAGATTGTGATAAAGTCCGCGCTGGTTGTCAATTTGCTGGCTTACCAGTTTAATTTTTTCTGCAAGCTCATTAAACTGTGCCTGTGCGCTGGATGACATATGGGATACATGGGGAATCAGCCCGTCAATGAAGTTTTGAATTCTTCCGATTTCAGACTGTACATTGCCCGTGCTGAAATTAAAGGATACTTTATGGGGAGTTCCCATTTCAGAAGCCAATTTTGTGTGTCCCGGTGCCGGAGTGGGTTCATATGTGTCCGTTGGAACCTCCGGGGTAAGATTAATTCCCTCGTTGCCGGTGCTCGTGTTATATTTTTGTGCAAACTCTTTTGTTGGCATTGAAAATGCTGCATTATTATGAGCCGCGATAGCTTCCGCTTCTGATACCTTTTTAAAGGCATTCGAGAGCTTTTCTGCTTGCAGCCTTGACTTATCCATAGACACATTTGCACGGTCTAAGCGCGCTTGATACATGGCCTCATTTGCTTCGGCCTTTTTGCTCGCCGCTGCAACGTTCCCGGTGGATTTTGTCAGCCTGTCCAGTGTGGCAAACGCTTTGGAGCTGGAAGCAAGAGAGTCCATTCTTTCGGTAAACTTTGTGAGTGAGGGAACCATCTTTTCAACCGCGTCCTGCATCTTCGTGACTTTATTTATGACACGATCAATTGCATTGGCGGCCTTGTCAGACGATCCTGTAACTTCAATCATCAGATCGTCATTGTCTGCCATTTTCCTTTCCCTCCCCTATCATAAAAGCCGCAGCGCTTATGGCCACGGCTTACAAAAAAATCTCATTTGCGCTGATTTAAAACTGCGTCAATTCTGGCCGACTGTGCACGGATGCTGTCCTCAACCGCAGAGTGTTTATCTGGAAGTTCCTTTTGCTCGTCTGCCTTCTGCTTTCCAAAAATGTCCAACGGCTTTTGAGGATACTGCACATTGTTAGCAAAGCAAGCGTTAATTGCGGCAGCCACATACCGTCCTTGAATCCATGCCGCCGTATTGATCTGGCGCAGTTCATTCCGCTTTTGTTCTCGGTAGATCTTTACATAAATCCAGAACAGTCTCGGCTCCCCGTACCAGAATTCATTGATGGGACAGCCTACGATTAAGGCAATGGGAAGCAGGTTCTTCTCAAAATACTCTGTTGGGGACGGTAAATTTTCGGAGCTTACGCCTTGGGACTTTTGCTGACGAGAAATTTCTTCCCGGTCGAGGCATTGCTCCCGCCCTGCGTAAAAACCTCCATAAAGGGATTGATAAGAGCCTCATACACGGACTCAATTCCAAACTCTTCAATGGCCTTGTCGGAAATTTCCGCCGCTTCCGCCGGACTGATATTCGGGTGGAATCTGCGAAGCCCCACATAGAAAAGCCGGTCTGTAGTGCTGAACATTTTTTCTTTCATGTCGGTAAGCTGGCCGCCCATTTCCTCATACTGGCGCACGCTGCCACGGTCGAAGAACATTTTATAGGTCTTATTCTCTACATTTACATCAAAAGCTGCCATATTATTCTATTCCTCCATAATTAAAAATCAGGATGCAGAAATCAGCGTAGACGTATCATCCACATGTTCATGGGACGCAACGGCAAACGAAATTTTGGCTTCATCCTTTTTGCCTTCGCTTACCCCTTCCTTCCAAGTAGCTCCTGTTCCGGAGAATTTTTCTCCGCTTCCGTCCTGATAGACAATCAAATAGTTCTTTGCGACGGTCAGACTGATTGCGGCAACCACTTTGGCAAAGTTGTCCTTAGTATAGTTGTACCCGAATTCATAATTAGGCGTATCCGGGCGGTCTGAAATATACTTTTTTTGGGTATCAGACAGCGTTGTTGCATCAATTTTTCCGGGCGCGGAACCTGTTGCCGGGGCAGACGTAATGTCAACCAGTTTTTCATATTTCCCAGCCGTTGCACCTTCCGCGTACAAATAGGTACCAACATCCGAAATTGCAATAGGAGTATCAGGCATATGTATCCCTCCAAAAATTTAAGAATAAATGATTTTTCTAGACTCGTCGATTTTGCACTGATAAATCAGCATATATCGGTAAATCGTTGTATCAAGCACATTGTCAACCGGTTTTGCCGTAATACGCTTCAAATGATATTGATCTTCCATGATCGGCACTATTGCATCACGAATTTTCTTTACAACAATCTCACCGGTACTGTGATTTGCGTAAATGTCGATTTTCCATGACGCTTGCGACTGCCGTTCCCCATAGCTAAGATTGTGGGATGTTTCCGTGTTATCAAGATCAGCAATGGTAACGTATGGAAAAGTTGTTGTCGTTGCCTGGTATTTCTTTTCAACCAGTGCGTTCGGATACAGCTTCAAAACGGCAGACTTTATTTTGTTGTAAAGCTCATTTGTAAGATCAAGCATGTCCCATACTCACCTTCAATGCTTCTCCGGCATATTGCCGCATAAACTCACGGGTACGGTACACGAAAGCGTGAGCCGGTTCTCCCTTTGTCCACCGGGATCGGTTTTGCTTTTCATCAAAGTATGTCCAGCCCTTTTCTCCGTGTCCGTTTACGTCGTATTTCCATCCGGGAGCAGGCTCCGGGTGCGGATTGCTTGCCCCCACTATTCCGGTACCGTACTCAACAAATATTGCATATGAGGAACCAATTAGGATTCTCCCGGTGTTCATTGACTGGTCATACTCCCACGAAATACTGCCTGCAAGATCGCCACTTTCGAAAGGTACGATTGTCATCATGTATTCGTAGCCCATCTTAGTAAGCTCTTCAACTGCTTTTCTTGTCCCACCATCAATTGCACCGGCTTTTTTCATAAGAAGTTGCTTTGCATTCTCAATGGACGACCGGCTGAAAATATCTATGGAAATCTTGTCGCTCATGCTTTTATGGCTCCGGCTTCTTTTTTGAAATACACGGTAATCTGGCTGCCTGTATCAAGCACTTGTTCAACCGTGTAGTTGTAATTCATTGGCTTTGCAGGATCTCCGTCAGAAAGTGTGCCGTTTGGCTGAATACCAATCCAAGCAATAGAGTTTTCAACAAACTCATAGCCGCCAACATCAAACGGAGTAAACTCGGCCTTTAGTATGCTTTTGACATCGGTACCGAATGCCTGCCGTTCAAGTTCATCGGTAATTGGCTTGACATTGATGGATAGCTGTACAGGTTCATCCCACACGTTTTCCATAACACCAGTATCGTTTCCGTCGGAATCCTTAATCTCTTGCTGTGGCAAAGGCTGCGAAACGTACACTGTACGCTTTTCCTTTTTGAGACTTCTCATGATATCACCCTAGCTACTGGAGAAATATCGGCTAGCATGCTTTCCGGAATAGAGGCGCTTTCGTATTTGCGATCTACGCCGTTTTCTTTATGTTCTGTTTCTCCCTCTGCCCCTTGCTTGTTGTACAAGTAGGCGGCAATCTCAATTTGCTTCATGTTCCAGCGCTGCTCCATGGGATTGTCTGGCAGGCCTCGCCGCTCTTCAATGGCTGATTCTGCCGTGTCAAGAAGCATCTGGAGTTTCGCGTCCTGCGTTGAATCCGGGATGTCAAGCCATAGTTTCAGTTTTTCAAGTTGAGAAAGGTCCGCCATAAATTACCTCTTCTTCTGTGTTGCCTGTTGTTTTGCGTTTAAATTGCTGGATGCTTTTGCCTGTGGTGCCAAGGAAACGGCTTTTGCCCCTTGCTTGACTAATTTACTCACTTCGACGTCGGGTACATCAAAAGGCTTTAGGGGAGGCCTTAAAAGGCCTCCATAAAGCACATAAAACGGAAATACGACTTTTGCCATAGTCAAGCCACCTTCATAACGCCCACGGTGTTCATGCCCTCATAAGACGGCAGAACAATTTCGGAAGCAATCGTTTCAAGATTCACCGGATGTGGCTGCAAAATCTGCGTTACCGCAATGCCTGTGCCAACCAAGGAAGTCTTTGCCTGCGGCGTAGACTTTCCCATAAGGTCAGCCTCCTCCGGGGTAGTGCCATAGTATGTACTGCCAAGGCTTACGCCGCTGTCAAACAGTGTGACATACTTGTCCGGATAGTACGCATGGACGGCCTTGCTTTCATCACGGAATTTTTTTGTGTAAACAATAATGCTCACGCCAAGGATCTGCGAAAATGCCTGCTTTACAATGCTCGGTGTAATGAAGATGTTGGCCACCGGGTTTTGTGCAAGAATAGCGTCATGAACCTGCTTTGAAGCCATAAGCATATTGAATGTCGCGCGGCTCATAATCGCAGTGTTGGGACGTGAGCCTGTGGCGTTTTCAATAGTATCCTGCACGGCTTCAATGTCGGTAATGGGCGTTGCTGTGGCTGCCACATTCCACAACTTAGTGGAATCCGCAATCGGCACATAGTTAGATGCTTTCCAGCTGCCGTCAGGGTCATAATTATAGGTATAATCGACACCATTTGCGGAAATGTGGATACCGGCATTCCCGGAATCAGGAGCCAGAAGCTGCATTCTCATACGTTCTGGGACAACATAAGCGCCTGCGACAAGGTCGTCAATGTCGTGATAGATATTGTCAAGAACCGCCTGCACAAATGGACTGTTGGAATCCTGTGCCTTAAGGATTTCCTGCCGGTCTTTTTCATTGATGTGGTAGCCTTCACGGAAGAATGGCATTTCGGTTTCAATCTTTGAAACGCCAATCCTGTCGCGGAAGGTGGCTTTTGCATCAAAGTTAGAAGGTTTCAGGGAAATCGGAAGCCCGCGCGTGCCTTTAATCCATGAAAGATCAAGCCCTGCTTTCTTCCGTTCAGGGAAAAGCCCTGCACCAAGGAAAGGCTGTTTATTGCTGGGATCTTCGATAAACGCCGCAGAAACAGCTTCCGGCGAAAAAAGTTCAGTTAAATTCATAATTGTTTCCTCCTGTCAATCAGCAAAAAAGGACCATTGGGAGCGCGGATTTTGTGGCCGTGTCAACCGTAACACCGGAATGAGCCTGTGCTTTTACTGTGTCAATGAATCCGTGAATGACGATAGTGCCATTCGGGTTATCAGTCGTAACATCCGAAAGCAGGATGCCGACTGCATTCGAGACGTTACTCGTAGTTACTGCGGCTTTGCCGTCGGCTCCAATCGGAGTGCCTGCTTTGAAAATGCCGTCGGCATTACCTGTAAAGTCGAGCGTCTTTGGAATGGCTACATAATGGTCGTTGGCAAGAATTTCTGTAGTCCCGCCGTATATGCCCGTTTTAGTGAATTTCATTGTTTATTCCCTCCGTTAGTTTTTGTCGATAAACTGTTTCAGGATGTCATTAGAGGCTTTTGACTCGGCTGCGCGGCGCTTTGCAAAGCCTTTTGCGAGCTTTACGGCAGCACTCGTACCATTACTGCCCGGGTCATCATCAGAATCAGGCTTTTTAACCTTTTTCATGGCTTCTTTAATTTTTTCGTTGGTGGCCTTGTCAATAGCATCTACAAGGGTTTGAGTGCGCTTCAAAGTTTCGGTCTCGTCCTCCGTAACTACGCTGTCAAGCATTGTAGAGCGTGCTACGTCGTCGGTAACGCCCCTGCTTACCAGCAGCGACTCGGCTTTGAGACGGCATTTTGCTTTCGCAAGCTCGGCTTTCTGGTTGTTCAATTCATCAAGTTGCGCCTGCACTTTTTGTTCTGCCGTCATTTTGGATTCTTTTTCAACCTGTGCTTTGATTTCAGGCGTAAGTTTTGCCTTCATGGATTCCTCACGGGATTTCAAAGCCTGTTGAATTTCACGGTCAAAGTCGGCCTGCGTGGCAAAAGACTTGAAAGGCTCTGTATCTGTCTGCGTCTGCGCAGTCGGTGCATTAGTCTGTGAATTTGCTGTTTGAGCGCCATTTCCGGCGCTTGTAGAAGCCGCAGAGCCTGCTCCGGCAGTTGCCTGAGAAGCTGTACCAGCGGCAGAGCCGCCGCCATTTTCACCGGCAAAGCACCTTGCATATTGCCGAATTGTTTTAAACCTTTTCATTCTGGATTCCTCCGTATTCCGCGCCGTTACATTGGCCTATCCCCGTAGGTGTCCGCCTTTATCCCGTCACGTAATAAAATTTTTTATTTATCAAAGAGTTGCTGTCATAAACTTGCGTGTTCCATCAAGATGAATAACAGGCGTGTCTTTGCTGTTTGGTTTATATTCTCCGGATTCCGAATAGCCTCCATAGTCAAGTGAAGCCGCCGTATTGACAAACAATTTTGTCACTGGCTTAACAGAGCTGTTCTGAATGTCGGTGCGGAAAAACGATTGTTTCATTACAAGTGGGAGGTGTGAATGGCCATGGATGTAAATATCCGCGTCTACAATGCTTGCCATGTCTGCAAGCCGGACAGCTTTAGAACCTTCTTTTCGGCCTCCACCCGAACCGTGCGTTGCATAAATCGTGTAGCACGGTTGCCGTATTCTTCCGCTGCCATTGGATTCCTTTCGGCCATTCTTCATTTGGCCAAAGCGAAGAAAAATCAAATTACCGCCTTGCGAATATCTGCCTTCTATTCCCAGCTCGCGGGCTATCAGTCTTGAAAGATCGATCCCATCCTGCCGGTAAGTACGACGCTCGTGATTGCCGTCCTCTACGGACAAGATTTTGCCTTTTATGGGCGACAAGAGTGACAGAATTAATTCGAGCTGCTCCATGGGCGG